TTTGAAGCGTGCCGCGCGTGCTGCGCGCCAGTTGGTTGATCGCGGAATCATTGGCCATCACCAGGCTGATGTTGGCCTTGCCGTCGGCGATCGCGCGCACGAGCTGCGGCAGCGAGGTGCATTCGCCTTTCCACGCGTTCGCCGTGCTGATGCCCGCCGCGCGCTGAAATGTCGACGGCGGCGGTTCATGCACTATCACCGGCAGCGGTTCGGCGCACAGTGCGGCAACTTCCTCGGCGTCCGCGCCGGAAGCTTCCGCTTCCTCGATCTCGCGTTCGCGCTGCTGCGCGGCCAGCGCGCGGGCTTCGGCTTCGGCCTTCGCTTGCGCCTCGGCCTCGATCCGCCGCTGCTCCATTTCGTAAGCGCCGATGGCTTGCTTCAAAATTCGCTGGGCCTCAAGCACCGGACCAAGCAGTTTCTTCTCTGCTGCGATCACCGATTGCCACGCTGCATAACTCTTTGCCTTGGGGTCTGCGTGGTGATCGACGACTTCAATTTCTACTGACTTCAGCCTGCGCAGCCACCCGGCGCCGAGTTCATAGCTCGGCTGGTCGCAGATCTTGAGACTGCGGGCCTCGTCGGCCAGCGTGACCGTGCGCCGTTCCAGATCCGTTGTGACGATCGTAGGATTCATTTGGCGTTGTTCTCCTGGAAGACCGTGAACCAGTCCTCGACGGCCTGCTGAATGTCGCCGGCCAGGTTCTGGGCGTCTTCATCCTGGTAGGGATGGTCGGCGAGAAAATACCGGGCCAGTTCTTCGCATTTGGAATCGTATAGAGTCTTCATAGCCCCTCCATTCGGTGGTATAAATCGAGCGCCAAGCGAAACGTGTCAAAGTCTCGCTCGTACGTCCCCGTTTCAAAGCCGATGACTCTGTAAGTGCCGTCGGCGTGAACTTCAACGCATTGCCGGCGCCTGCACCTCGGATGCTCCAGACACGCGGCGTAGGCCGCAAGCTGATAGCGCACCGCGGGCGGCGCAATGCCTGACTTGATGTCAAGGATGAGTTCATGCCCATGCCTGACATAGCCCGTCCGGTCGAGCGTGCCCGCGTAGCCGAGCCGCCGATGGCATACCCGCTGCTCGATGCGGTTCGGTTGGAATCCGTAATCGCGCCGGAAGCTGCGCCAGCCGGCGACGTAGCCCAGGATCTCTTCTGACTCTTGGCTTTCGTCCAGCCGGCCCTCGTCATCGGCATGCGTCGCCTGATGGACCTTGCGCCCGCGCTCCAGGTAAAAGAAGCGCCTCTCGCCGAGGAACCTGTAATCGATCATGCCGGTCGATTCCAACACGCGCGTGACTCCAGGGACTGGCTTGCCATCCAGCGTGTAGAGATGGGCGGCTTCGTCGAAGATCAGATCCGCCAGCGCTTCCGCAGTTGTCACTTCCGTCACCCTCGCTTTCTGAGTTCGAACACATATTGGGCGGCGCACCTGGCGCAGGCAAAGCTGTCGCCGTCGAGGTAGCGCACCGACGCCTTCTCGTGGCAGAAGTCGCAGCGCGCCCCGGGCTCTACGATGCGGCTGCCTTCATGCTTCGGCTCAACAGCTGTTGCTGCGGCTTCGCTTGGACGTATTGCTCCACTGCTTCCCTGTAGATTCGGCATAACTTGACATCAGCCCCCTCTAGTTCGTGGCGTGCGTTGCGGATCGCTTTCATGGCTTCGTGAAGCGGCTCTGGGATCTGGGTGGTGGCGCGGACGGTGCCCGCAACCGGCGGGCGCGGCGCTGCTTTCGATTTCTTACGCATCTAGGGACACTCCTCCCCTTCGCATTTGAAAGGGCTATTAATTCGTGCTGGTTGGGTGCGCCTGCATCGTGGCGAACCCAGGAAGAATGTTATCGCTGCATTATTAGAATGTCAAACCGGGAATTCCCCCTAACTCCATGAGCCGGTTGGACTTACAGCACTGTTGCGGTGTTGTTGTAGCACTGCTACGGTGCTACAACAGTGCTATAAAAATGCTGAGAAGAACCCTGAAGGGCTGGGGTAAGAGTGGTTTCAGGCAGTGGCGCCGGCCATCAGCATCGGGCGCGTCGGGTCTGCGCCGACGACTTCGTTGAGCGTGCCGACGTAGCCAGCAAAGGTCCCGTCGGCGTGGAAGCGAGGGCGGGCAAGATCAATCATGTGCAGGTAGACGCCGTCGCTCCGCCGGAAACGGTAGGCAAACTCAAACGGCTCGTGGGTAGCGAAACGTCGCACGCAGAAATCCATGGTCTTGACGCGGTCGAAGGGGTGGAGAAAGTCCGACCAGCCAAGCACCAGGAATGCAGCCGGGGGTCGGCCCGCCAACGCAGCGAGCGCTGGACTCACACGCAGATTTTCGGTGTTCCGCCCAGCCCTCCAGACGAGCATCTCAGTCTGATCTATTCGTCTATCCAGCGCGGCATCGTCCGCAAACTGCTCATAGCTTTTTGATTCACCGAAGACTGGAAGATTAGCCGTGAATAGAACCGTGGGCGCAGCAGCGGCGGATTGCGGCCTGGGCTGTCCCGTTGTCATGTCGATCGATGGGAGGTGGGTCTCAAGGGCTTCCTGGCAGATGCCGGAAACGGTTCTGGCGCCAGGGGCGTTGGTAGCTATGCGAGCGGCGGCGACTGCTTCCGCCCAATCATGCAGGGCCCTGGGCAAATAAACGTTGTACGGGCGTTTCCTCGGCGGCTTCGATTCATCAGGCATAGCTTTCTCCCCAACCCCAACCGGCCATCCCCAATAGCCGAGTGGCGCTCGACAGTAAGAATTCTGAAGGAAAAGACTACCATAGAAGATGGCATAGTTACGGCGCAGTGCAAACATTTCTGCGGCATTGTGAGATAGAACACCGCGCGCGTATAATGTTTCGCTCCGCAAACGCGCGGCGAGAGGATTTTGCCATATTTTGCGGCATATATCAGGCCCAGGCCGCTCCTATATACCGTGGAGTTTTAAACCGTAGATAAGCGAGGTATTCACCTGCCACCCTAAACCAACAATGGATCAACCGGATCGCGGCCAACTGCGCCGGGTTTTCGGCGTCACGTTGCGCACGCTCCGTTCCCGCGCGGGATATGCTCAGGAGAAATTCGCCTTGGATGCCGGCGTGGATCGAAGCTATGTGGGCAAGCTAGAGCGTGGCGAAAGCACACCGACGCTCGAAACCGTGTTCCACTTCCTGCCGCTATTGGGGATTTCGTTCGAGCAGTTCGCCGCGGAGTTCGAAAGCGAACTGCGCCGCGACCGCCGGTCACGCCGCCGGGTATAATGGCGTGCCAATTTACGGCGTGGCATTATAGTGGCGCGACTTGGCAGTATCGCTGTTGGATGCAGAAAGCCATCGAAAAGCGGCATCTCGGAGCGGCGTTTGGCATGACGGTGCGTGCGCTGCGCCTGCGGGCGGGATTGTCGCAGGAAGCCCTGGCGCTCGAAGCGGGCGTCGGGCGCGCTTACATGAGCGCGCTAGAGCGCGGGCTGCACAACGCCACGATCGGCATGGCGTACCGCCTGCTGCCGTACCTGAACGTCAGCTTTGTGGAGTTCGCCGCGGAGTTCGAGCGCAGCCTGCGGGTCGCGCGACGCAAGCCGTAGGCCGGCGCCACCGCTTCTAGAAGAACGTGCCAACCACGCCCTCCACCGCCGCCTGGAGCGCCGCGTCGTCAATGCCGCTGCCCGCCGACTGGACGGCGGGGTCCAGAACCGTGGGATTTTGAACCTGTCCAGCAACCTGATCCGGCTGCACGTAGCAGTTCTGCGCCCAGCGCAACCGGGAGGTATGCGCCGGAACGGTGCTTGCCTCGTCCTGGATCGACGTCGCGAACTTGAGGCACGCCACTTTCACGCGGCCCCGGAAGGTGTAATCGGTTGTCAGTTGGGCGGACTGATCGTAAGAGAGTTCCGTGGCTGGCGGGGTCGGTACGATCTCGCGCGGTGTTGGCATCATGAGTAAGTTCCTCCTTTTAGTCGGGTTTCTTTGCTTCGAGCGCCGCCAACCTGCGGCTCAGTTGCTGCACGGCTAGGATCAATTGCGCCGTGATCTGCATCGGGTCGAAAGTCAACAGATCGACGGGTTCGGCGTCCTCTGGATATAGTTTCGTGGCAACCGTTTCGACGGCATCCGGCAGAATTGCTGCGAGTTCCTGCGCGATGATGGACGCCGAACGCTGGCCCTTCGTTTTCCCACACGCACCGTTATATTCGAAGGCCACGGGCCGCAGCCGCTCGATGATGGACACCCCGCCGGTAAGATCCGTGACGTTTTGCTTCATGCGGATGTCGGATGCGGCGCTATAAGAAACCGTGGTGTACGTGCTGCTGTTATTGGTGTACGTGACAAACATGCCGCTGCCAGCCGCGAAGCCAAGCTGCGTGACGCTATTAACCTGCGGCCCGCCGACATTGAGCGCCAGAGAGGTCATGCCAGAAGTTGTCGGGAGAGCCACCCCATTGACTCTAAAGGCCCCTGACACGTTGCAGTCGCCCGCGATGTCGCACTTATAGCCTGGACTTCCAGTTCCCACGCCAAAATTGCCCGAGGCGCTTGATACCGTCAGCCGCCGCAAACCCAACGTTATATCATCAAGCAACCAATCTGGGTTGGCTCCGCCTGCTAATGCAATGCCATAGGTCTTTGCTGGACTCGTACTCTCGAATTTCACGTAGTATATCCCTGGAGTCGAGGTTATGTGCAATTGCGCGGATGGGTTCGTGGTTCCCAGCCCGACCTTGCCGCCGATAAGATACATGGTATTTTGCACCGCCCCTGCGCGAATGAGCGCAAAAACGCTGCCTACGGACCCGTAACAGCCGATAGAGAAGTTACCAGACGCATCTGAGACTAGCTCCGACGTCTGGCCTTGCACGCCTAATTCAAGGTATGATCCGTAGCCCGAAGGACAGGTAAAGCCCGCAGCGATATTCCCCGCTGGATTGTAGGCCTGAAATGTCCAGCCAGAGGCAATACTCGTCAGGTTAATGCCGACCTGTCCGCTGCCGATAATGCTCATTACGTTCGCGCCCGCCGCAAGCGACTGACTGGAGCCGTTCTGACAGATGAAATCAAACGCAGTCTGTCCCCCTCCGCTTGCCCGGCATGAGATGCCAGCGAAGGTAGGGGAACCGACGGTCCCCCACCCGACAGCGTTATAGTCGCCGATGGCGGTAAAGGTTGTGTCCAGGCGCAGCATGCCTTGGGTATTGTTTTTCAGGCCGACGATGTTTACCACTGTCTGGGGATTTTCTGTCCCGATGCCCAAGAACTGGCCACTTGGCTGCAACGTGATATTCGCGCCCGCCGAGGCAACCGTGTTGGTGTAGCCCTGCAATCCGCCTACGTTGTTATAAGTCAACGTCGCGATAGCGCCGCTGTTATTGCCAAAGATGGCCTGCACGACCGTGGCGGCTGAACTAAAAACCTCAAGGAGCTTGTGGGGCGTGTCGGTGTTGATGCCAACATTGCCAGCCGCAGTAAAGGCCACCCGATCCCCGCCGCTTCCGGTATAGAACCTCAGATCGCTGGAGTTTGCCGGAATATAAAGTTCATAGTCGTTAGTGCCCGGAGATGTTCCAAACATAAGACCTGAATTTTGCGCGGCGTTCGTAGAGCGCACCAGCGCCAATCCAGGGTCACCTGGCGGCACTGATACCGTCAGAATGGCGCTACCAAACGCGGTTGGCGTCCCGATGCTGACGAAGCCGCCGGAAGCGATGTGCAGGCATTCGGCCAGACCCGAACCATTATTTGTGTAAAGGCCGAGAAATCCGTTGGTTCCGGTAGCCGCTTCGATGCCGGAAAATATAAGACCCGTCCGTTTTTCCGCCCCCGTAAAAGCGTAGTTTGCAAACCCAAGGCCACCGACAATACCGCCTGCCGTCGTCGTGTTGCCAACGCAGGTGACCTCGCCTATAGTAGAGCCGCTGGCGGTCGGGCCGACGACCAGTTGGATAGCGTTATCAGCGGTCGGCAATGTCGCCAAGGAATTGCCGATGCCGACGTTGCCTGTATTGAGTAGCCGAAACCCCGCCGCTTGAATATCCTGCACCCAAGGCGTCTGGCCGACGCCTGAAGGCACCCCTGTAATCTTGTTCCAGGCAAGGGCGGTGATCCAGGCCGGATCAGCGTAGGCTTGCGTGTCATCCACCGCATTGGTAACCTGCGCTGCCGCAAGCCGCGTTCCGGCGATGCGATAGAATCCTGAGCAGTTGATGTCTCCGGCAGTATCGATGGCGTAGGCCGGGGTCGCCACACCGACGCCAAGATATCCGAGATCGTTCATCGTGTAGATCCCGGGCGTCTGTCCGACGCACTGGAACGTCAGAACGTTCGTACCTGGAGTGGTCGGGCTTGATGTACCGGTTAGAGTCCACTGATTCGAGCCGGTGCCTGCGATGACGACCTGCGGCGGATTGTTATTAAAAACGTTGACGCTGGCCGTAACCGATCCCGATACAGTCAACCCGGCGGCGTCATTGACCATTGCCATTGTGATGCCGTTGGCTTGCAGGGTGATCGCCGAACCTGCCCCCGGCGCGTTGATCGTCAGACCGCTGCCCGGTGGGGCCTGGATCACGGGAATGTTGCTCAATGAGAAGCTCGCAGCGTCGATGTTGGTCGCCCAAGGAGTTTGCGAGCCGCCGCCACCCGTGCCCGTGGCCCAGACCACCCCCAGTCCATTCGCCGCAGCGGAACTGGCCGTCAATACCTGACCATCCAGTCCGACGGGTAAGCGTGTTACCTGCGCAGCCCCGCGCACAAGCAGATCGCCCTTGGTCGTTGTGGGATCGCCAAGACCGCTGGTAGGCCCAGCGGTCGTGACGGTTATCGTTGTCATGGTGCTGCTGGTCGCGGTCCCTGTGATCGTAGTGTTATTTCCTGCGACAACGTTCAGGTTAAAGGTGCTTTGAACCAGAGTGCCGTTCACGTAGAACGCGGGCGGCTGTGACGGCGGCGGCGCTTGCCACGCCAGCGTAGCCGCAGCGCCTGTAGTTTGCACCGTCAGAACGTTGCCCACCGCTGCCGGTTGCCCAGCCGCCGAAAGGATCTGCCATCCGGCGCTCTGCTTCCACACCAGCAAATCCCCGCCGTATTGTCCTCCAGGGACGGTGACGGGCGCAGCGCCCCAGCGCACGCCCAGCAATTGCGTATTATCCGCGATTAGTGCGGTGCCATTGGCTCCGACGGGAAGGCGCGCGATTGCGGCTCCGCGCACAATCAGATCGCCCTTCGCCGTAGTTGGATCTTGAATGAAGGCCGGTGAAGGCAGGTTGATGATCTTCCCCCAACTGAGAGTCGTAAGCCATGCTGGATCGGAGTAAGTCTGCGACTGATCAACCGCGTTGGCGATCTGCGCGGCGGTGTAGTCGTTTCCTGCGACTATCGCGCCGGTCCTGCCGAAGACGCTCGTGACCGGGGCGTTGCTGGGAGCCGTCCCCCATCGAACCCCAAGACCCCCGCTAGCCGACGTGCTATCCGCGATCAGCACCATGTTGTCAGAGCCGACGCCTAGGCGCGTAGTCCCGCCGGAACCGTGAACGATAAGATCGCCCGTGGTCGTTGTGGGATCTGTCATTCCGGTCCCGCTGCCGGAAGCGGCGATAGTTACATCCACGCGGTTCGGGGATGCCGAAGTATTGTCCGTTACGGCTATGGTGATGTTCTGGCCGCTGATGAAGTTGACGTAATGCCGCGTGGACTTTACCGCCCCGCCCTGTGAAAACTGAAGCTGTTGAGTCGGATCTCCCGGTATCACGCTTAAATTGAGATCCGCCGAAAGATTGCCGCCGCCAGTCAGCCCGCTTCCAGTCTGGGTATTGACCGCGCGCGTCTGTATGACGCCCTGGGCGCCGGTAATATCATTGGGCGTGAGCGTGACCGCGCCAGTGCGCCCAAATACGCTGGCGACGGCGGCATTCAGGGTCACGTTGCCAGTGAGCGCGCCGCCGCCGGTCAGGCCCGGACCTGCGATCACCTGAACCGTGCTTGGAACCGCTCCGGTGATCTGTGCGACGGTGTAGTCTCCCGCTACAGCTACCACATCGCCCGTGCGGCTGAAGACGCTCGTGACGGCTGTCGCCGCACCGGCAGCGGCTACTATATTGACGTTGCTCAACGTGTAGCCGCCGCCGTTGACGTCGCCTCCCCAAGTGCGTTGGTCATTGGCGAGGTTATTCAGGTCACTGGCTTGAACGTAGTCGCTGCCGGTGAAGTTATTACGGGACAGCCATGCCATTGAGTTACTCCTTTGCGTGTTTGACTTGCTGCTTTGCGGCGGGACCGTTGAGCACTACAGGTTCGGCTTCGGAAGCCGTCGGCATATCGGGCAGGCTCACAATGAGCGCGCCGTTCTGCGCTCTCGCGTTGTCGTACCGCTCAACGCCGCGCGTCGAAAGAGCCTGCCGGATCAGCATCCGTTGCCGCTCTGCCGCAGTGTCGAGGTTTTTGCGCGCTTGTTCCATGTCGAGCGAAAGCGCGCCCACCACGGCCAGAGCCTGCGTGCGCTCCTGGTCCGCAGCCTGAAACAGGCCCGCTTCGCGTTGATCGAGTTGATACGTCTTTTCCATAAGTCTCCTTTTTACGCAATGCTGGTGATGATTCCACCCGTAACCGTAACCGTCTTCCCGTTGGCTGTCGTGAAGCTGCCACTTGTGCCGTTCGAGCCACCCTTGATCCCAAATCCTGAAGCTACCACCGCCCCAGCAGTGCTCACCGCGCCGATGTATATGTTGTCATTGCCAATAAGCGCCTGCGGAGAATTGTTCATCCACAGTTGATTGCAAGTAACCTTGTTGCAGTTGACGCCGCCGTTGGCGTTGCAGTTAATGGCGGTGTCGTTGCTGCTTGTCACCGTCAGCAGATTGCACTCTACCCCGCTGGAGCCGGTTTGCAGCCCAAGGCAACTGATGACCGACGAGCTATTCACGGACCCTGTAACCGTACCCGTGACCGTCCCCGACACATTACCCGTGACCGTACCCGAAACAGTGCCAGTGACGTTGCCTGCGACGGTGCCATAAACCCCACCGTTGGCGTTAAGCTTCCCGGTGACGGTAGCATCCCCCGTACAGTTCAGTAGGGGACACTTGACTCCACCGGTGCCGGTATCCACTCCGAAGCCAACATATATCCCCTTGTTGTTGATGACTTGGGCGTTGAATAGGCTCGAAGCGATGTCGAAGCCGGTCGCCGACGTGATATCACTGCTGGCGTTGAGAGCAACGCAAGAGATGTTCCCGTTGTTGCTGGGGCTTAATGCATTCGCCGTGCAGGTTATGCCGGAACACCCGACGCCCCAAGATGTTATGACACCCTGCCCCACAAACTGCCCGTAGGTATTGATAACAACGGTGTCGCCGAGATTACTCGACAGGATATTAAACTGCGTGGCCTGGATCTCGCCAGCGCCTGTTAGGGCATGGCCCGCGCCAGCAATTTCCCCAGTCCACGGCGACTGACTGCCGCCGCCGCCCGAAGCGATGGGCTGGCCCACCCAGTGCCCGCCACTGTCAATGACAAGATTGTTTCCACTGGGATTGGTGTAACCGTAGATCGCGTACTGGTTCGCCTCGATTGGCGCTCCGTTGATCCCTTGCAGCGCGCCCGCCACCTGGAACGTGTTGCCGTCGATGTCCACCCAGAATTTGCGGTTGCCGTTCTTATCGAACATCGTGAAGTATGGATTGTCGCTGGCCGTGGACCCGGCGGCGAGGTCGATGGTGAGCGGGAAGCTGTTGGTGGCGGAACTGAAGCCGGGGCAATACATGGTCAGTTCGCCATAAAACTTAGGCGAATCCTGGCCGGTGGGGTTGCCGTTATAAGACACCAGCGAGACGAGCACTTCGTACTGCTGATTCTGCGTACCGCGCAACACCATGCCGCGACTGATGAAGGTCGCGCCGAAATTGTTGCTGACGTTGTCTACCTCATAGATGTGCAGACCGGGAAAGACCCACGTTCCCTGCGCCAGACCCGCCGCCATCCAAACCGAGTTGCCGATGTCCACCCGGTATTCGTTGTTGAAGTAACCGGCGGGTGCGGAATTGTACGGGTAGTCGATAGTCAACAACGCAATGTTGCGCATCTGGAAGTTGCTTCCCAGCGGGTTGGTCGGCGACGGCGCAATGAGAATGTTCCAGTTCGTCAGGCTGCTTCCGCCCACCGCAAGCTGCGTAAACCACGCGCCCGCTGTCAATTGCGGCGGGTTGCCGCCGGTATTGTCGCCGGGTGATCCGCTGTTCACGCTGATCTGCGCCCCGATGCGGCCCATTTCCAGGCCGGTCTGATCGCGTATCGAGAGATAGGGGTACTTTGCTCCTTGCTGCGCGGCGATTCCGCCGACCTCGATGATGCCCTGCGTGTCGATCCACAGCGGCGCGGTCAGCGGATCATTGCCGCCAACCCACAATTGCTTAAACCATGCGCCGTAGAGCGGAGCGCCTTTGCCTTGCACCGGCTGCTGCATCCCGATCCACCCAATGGTTTGCACTGTTTGGGTGGCGTCTCCAGGCATTACGCCCATCACGGCGATCTGACCGTTATCCTGGCCGCTAAAGCTCACCGGGCCGCCGCCGACAACCAGCGTCTTGCCAACCTGGATAATGCTGGCGCTGAACGCCTGCCCTTGAAACTGGCCGCTTGTGTCCCAAGCGAACTGATTCGGATCGAACCAGCCCGTCCGCGCCGGAATGATCGCGCCTGCTTTCGGCGAGTAGTTGTAGGGGATCTCTGGCGTCGTGCCTTGGATGAGGTCGTTCTCATGGCCCTGCGGATCGTGGCTGACGATGTAGAAATTGACCGCAACTGGAAGCCCGCCTACCGTGCCCATCGTGGGGATGGCTGGCGTAGTGAACGAGGTCGCGCCGTTCGGCAAGTCCCAGAAGATCGGGTGATTGACATCGTGGTTGACGATCATGGCTATCCGCGCGCCGCCGAATTGCGGGTCTGTCGGGTTCGTCCATGAGCCGACCGCGAACGATACCATCCGCACGCCATCCGCTGAATTGGTTTCGGTCGTCGTCACTGTTGCGCCGGAATTGATGGTGACGAGCGGCGCATACTCCTGGCCGCTGCCCGCACTGCCGGGTTGCGGAGGCCCAACCGTCCATTGCACGGTCGGCGAATGGAATGGCGGGGTAGCGCCACTCACGCCATACTTCGCCGGATCGTCGGAGGGAGAGCCTTGCGGGTTCACGCTGATCGCAGCAATAGTCCACGTCTCGTCGTTGGCGGGAATAATCGCGCCCATGCCGTTAGGGATCTGCGCGACAAGTCCGACTTCTATGTTTGGCTCTTGTGCGGTAAGCGGCTGCGGGAACTTACTCAGCGGGGCCGTCCCGGTGACATCGACTAAATATAGAATGACTCCCGCGTACTGTGCGGGCGCGGACGAAGAGCACTGAGCGGAACCCGGCAGCGACCAGGAGAACGTAGCCTGATTTACGAAGGAGCCGTCAGCCAGCCACACAGTCTCTGGATTCGTTATCAGGAAGTTGCATACGTCGGACGCGGGCGTCAGCGGCGGAATCACCGCCGTGTCATAGGGCGTGACGCCCTCGACCAGAGAGTTGATATCGCCCAGCGTGTCTTGAGAGCAGAAGTAGCAGCGGAACGAATTCCCCGCGACCGGCGCGGCGGGATTGTAGACGGGCTGTTTAAAGCCCGCCGCCCACTGGGACGGCACGAAGAGGCCGGTGTCACTGACGCCCTTAACTGTGCTGCCGAATTGCGGATTGCCTTGGGCGTCAACCGGCACAAAGATGATGCGGCAACCGGCGAATGGTTGCAGGTTTGCCGGGATCGGAGTAGCCGGATCGGGCGGCGTGTAGGCAAATGTCAGATAGAAGTTCGGGTCGGGCCGGTCATAGTCGATTACGACGGTCACCTTCGGATCGGTGACCAGGAAGGCATACTCCATGCCGACCTGCCCGTTCGTCTTGCTGGGCACGGGAGCCGTAATGTTGGGCGTGGGGTTCGGCTGGTTGGCGCGGACCAGCTTCTCCTGCGTGTTCGGCCCGTAGGCTGCGAGATAGATGCGAACCTCGCGCGCCGCGGCCTGCTCATCGAGCACAACCGACGCCGGGGATTTGGTCGAGTTGCCCGCAGGCGACGGTTGCCACGCGCCGCTGACTTGCGCGCTGCCGTCGAGCGGCGTCGTACCATCGAGCGGCGCCTGCGTGCCCGAAGAGATATCGGGGTCTTCGACAAAGACCTTCACGCCAGAGAAATTGGAGGCGTTCGCGCTGGCGTTGGGCGTCCATGCCACATCGATCTCAACCTTGCCGTTGTCCCTGAGGAGCACCTCCGCAGGCGGATTGATCGTGACCGGCGGCGCTGACGGGATGGAAACTCCCGCGCCGCCGCCCTGCCCGCCTGAGTTCACATAGGCCGGTGACGCGCCATTCGCGGGGATGCGGATGTACACCGTGTGCGTCGTGTCATCGAGCGTGATCGCGGTCGAGCCATCGGCTAGCAGGAAATCGTTGGGGCCGTTCGTTAAGTCCGTCTGAACAGTGACCGTGTTGCCGTCGCCTTGGCTGGTCTTCTGGACCTCATAGGGTGCGTTGGGCGTCTGAGCGAACGGCAGGAGGGTAACGGTCCAGCTATCGCCCGTTGTATCGAATCGAAGCAGCCGGTCGGTGACTTTGACGGTGTAGTATTGCATCTCAAGCCGCCATGGTCGTAGTGCCCTGGACGCCGGGAATAAACAACATTCTCACGCAGGCATCGGCGTCGTCTATGATGGTCCCTTCGTTGTCGATCGTCACGCCTTCGAGGAGCAGCGCCAGACCGTGATAGTTGTTGATCTCGACAGCCGAGTTCGTCGTCTGCGACGGATCGGCGTTGTTGAGGACTACGTCCTTGTGATAATTCCATCCGGGGTCGCACACGATCCAGACGGAGGTGGCGTCGATGGGCAGCGGCTGATCGAGCGTGTAAGCGGTGGCGGTGTTGCTCACGATCTTGGCCGACATGCCGCGTGACTTGCCCTTGATCACCCTGATCATGCGGCCAATACGGTTCGGATCGTTCGGGGTTTCGCCGGCGAATGGCGTCGGATTGTTGGAGTTGGCGATGCCGGGATCGCCGACCACATACGGATTGGCTGAGTTATCCGCGCCGAGGAAGCAGACCGCGAAGATGTCGCCAACCTGGACGGCATCGACATCGGTTGTTGCAACGGTCGGGTCGCGGTCGAGCGTATACGTGCCGGTGGCCGCATCCCAGGCCGTGATGTTGAAGTGCGCGAACGGCCCGTAGCCCCCATTCTGCTGGCGTCCGATGATGGCTAGCACGCGGCCTGCCCAGTTATCTTTGCCCGTCGTGTCTATCGTCTCGTGGCTGACGATGGTCGTAGATGTCAGCGAGTCCACCCCCGCGCCCAGGACGCCGCCGTGGATCAATACCTGGGCGCGCAGGCGCAGGATATTCACGTCGTAATCCGGCACCGAATAGGTCTGGCGCGCGACGGGCCCGTTGAACGCGATCGAGTCCGGCAGGCCGTCGCCGGACCGCTGGCCGCAGATCAGATCCTCGATTTCGTTGGCGAACAGCACCCAGGCGTTCAAAGCGGCGACCGGCGGCCACTTGATGTTGTTGATCGTCACCGTATTGGTATCAGTACCGACTGGAACCTGCAGCACCAGAATCTCGGACGGCGGGCTGTATTGCTGGACGACTGTTCCGGTCGAGTCCACGATGGCTGCGCAAATCTGCACGAATAGCGTCGTGCCGCCGGGGATGAAGCCTCCCGTCGAGGACCAGGAGACGCTTCCTTTCTTGCAGTCGGGCGCGCCGCAGTTGGGCACGAACTGATTGACCGGAAGGCAACCGGCCAGGACCGCGGAAGTGCCCAACTTACCGTCGCCATCATAGGCGAAGGTTTGTTGAAGGTTGAAGGTCCATTCATTCGGATAGAGCGCGTCATTGGCGCCGGCCTGAATCTGATACGGCGCCCACTGGCCCAAGGGTTCAGGGTAATACATCACCGGCAGTGGCCGCGGCCCCACGCCCTGCGGCTGCGGGCCGACCTCCAAGTCATACATCGAGTCGACGCAGGAACGCGCCAGGATGCTGACCGAATAGTCGGAATGCAGCATATACTTCTCGATGCGGAAAGGCCAGGTGTTGGCTGCGAACGCGCCGTTGCTGCCGGATCTGCTGGCCGGGTGCGCGCCTGGGTAGGTCGGCAGATCGGGGTGCTGGACATCGATGACCTGCCCGACTTCGTTGTTCAGCGCCAGCAGCGTGGACTTGAAGGAAATGCGCTTGTTGTTGTCCCACTCGATGTGCGCATTGGTCGTTACGTCAGGTTGGAGGGTGCCCGACGCATCCGTGTACGGAACGCCGCGCATGATGCCGCCGATCTCCTCGCGCGTGCGCGACACCGCGATGCGCAAACCCTGCGAGAGCGTCGAGCAGCCCACCGAGCGCATGTCGGACGTCAGCGGCGAGCCGGCGCGGTTGTAGTAGGCCGCGTGATCCTTGTCCTGGTATTCGGCGAGATCGTTTTGCCACTGCAATTCGACATTGGCGAAGCTGACCTTGAGGTATTCAAACGCAGGGGAGATCGGCGTGATCGTAAGTGACTGATAGAGCATCGAGCCGAGCGTGAACGAATCCGTCGGTACGGCGCTGTAGCGGATGCCCATTTTGAGCTTTCCGAATTCGAAGCACCAGTAGCCCAGGCAGCAGTTCAAAATCTCGTTCATCCAATCCCTGAAAGGTTTGAACTCCGCGAGCGCGCCTTGAAACTGGAATTGCAACTCCTTCCCCGGCTGGCTCGAAAGCTGGATGAACCCGCCTGTCTCCGCGGCGGTGAGACTCATCGCGACCGTCTGGCCGTTGCTCGTGTCCTGGTAGGTGAACGTGTTGTTGTAGAGGTCGAGATTGAAGAATTGGAGGGCCTGACCCGAGGGCGTGATATCGTAGGCCGCGACCGCCGTGCCGACGATGGGGTCGACCCACTGGTCCGCAATATCCGCGCAGCCCATGCCGTTGGTGCTGGTAATCGAATCGAGCACGAGATAGGAAAGCTGCGTCGTGGCGTCCGCGAAGCCGAGGCCGAGCGCACGCAGGTAGGTATTGGCCGCGACCCAGAACGGGTTGATGACGCCTTGGGAGAGCGTGCGGTTGCCGCTCGCATCGAAGACGCTCCCGGTCAGGCCGAAGCGGATCGGCACCGACATGTTGTGCGATTCAGCCGTCGTAGGCGTGAGGCCGGTCCCCGAGGGTTTCTGATAGCGGATCTCGCAGAGCGCCGTGCCCGCCGCATAGGGGATGATCGAATACTTCACGCCGTCGTTGGAATAGTTGTAATCGAGATTTTGCTCATCCCACCGCTGCGGCGTTCCCTGGCCGAGCGAGAACGCATCTACTCCCTCGAAGGGCGTCTTCCCGAGGTACGCGGGATCGTTGCCCACCGATTCCCGCAGGCCGAGCTGCGGCTGGTAGCCGGTGATGTTCAGGTTGCCATTGACTTTGAATCCTTGCGGAGGATAACCATCGGCCATCGGCGCCACGATGAATTTATATCCGTCGGCATTGGTCTGAATGCTCATGCCCTCGAATTGGCCCAGAGGACCCGCGCCGACGATCCCCAGCACGTCCTCGAAATCGGACTCGTCGCGCACCGCAGCCACCAGGGCGTTGGCGAAAAACGCCCGCTGCGGCGAGCCGAGGTAGTTGCACCAGATCTCGGGCAGCGGATTGCCCCAAATGCTGTCCGAGAGGATCGAGGTCGAGGTCACGGTCGAGCGGAAAAACCCGCCGATGATCCCGGTCCCGTTATCTTTGATCACCACGCTCTGCGGCTGCTCGGGATGGCCACCGAAGTATTGACTCATGCCGTGCGCCAGACACCCGTTGGCCGAGGTGTAGAAGTAGTCGCAGGAAGTGGGATCGCCGCCGCTGCCCGCCGTCGAATACGGGCAGGGCGTGTAACCGGGCAGGATCGCCGTATTGAACGGCTTCCAGCATTGCCGGCTGACTGTGCGCGGCGGGTAGGCCTGCGTGATCGGATAGAGGCCATCGGAGCACTGCACGCTCATCACCGCCGAGCCGTCGATCTGCCAGGAGAGGATGACGCCTTTCCAAAGCTGAATCAGAGTGCCGGTGTTGACGTGGAAGAAACTCAGATCGATCTGCGCGAAGTCGATGGCGCAATCGTTGACCAGGGCCGACAGCGCCCGGTCCGCATTCCCGAATTTAAAGCTCACGTTCTCGGCCCGCCCGTCGATCGACTGCGACATGATCACATCGCCGGTTCCTGGAGCGCCGATGCCGATCAGGCGCGGCAGAAACGTGGTCGGAGACGGCGCGCCGGGGAAGCCGCTGAATACCGCGCGCCGGTCGCTGAAGTAGATATCCGGCACGCCGCCCGTCCGCACCTTGATGTGCACTAACGGAATAATGATCTGCACCTCGGAAGCGAGGGCCTGCGCCAGAGCGTCAGTCGGAAAACGCGTGACGACGGAGCTAACGGCGTAGGCCGGCGCTTTCGCCGGATCGAGGATCTCGAGGAACGTCAGGCCGGTCTGGGCGCGGTTCTGCAGTTCGGTGATGGAAAGTGGCGGCGCGTCGAAGATCACGGTGAAGTTGGTGAAGGTCTGGCGGTCATCGTTCGGGGCCGGGTAGATGAACGACTGATACGGTCCTTGGACCTGGTCGTAGAAATTGAGCAGATCCGCGCGGTCGCAGGGATCGAGATCCGGCTTTGCAAACTGGAAGCGACGCGCTCCGGCGCCCACGGCATAGCGTTGCACCGAAAGAGTCGCGAGTTCACCAAACCTGTGTTCCACGATTTTCCAATCGCGCGTCATCCCGTAGCCGTACAGGCTCACTAGCGGAAACTTTGCGCCCGATTGGACCGGTGCCGGGACGGTGATTCTGCCGATGGTATCCGCCATCAGGCCACCTCCACCAGCAGCAGCGAAGGGACCACATGCCGGCTAAGTTGCCCTTGCTGCGACCAATCGCCTCGAAAGAAACAGGTCACCCGGCCCTGCGTGTTATCGCCGGTCGGATCGAAGTTGGAGCCGATTTCCTGGCCGGGAAGCACGTCCCATGGATCGTAGAAATAGAACGGGTAGAGACCGCCCTGGACTGTCGTCTCCCAAAAGTTCCGCAACGTGGCCAGCTGCGCCGCGGTGAGCCGCTGCGCCTGCGCGTAGGTTCGCAGCCAGCGCGGCGCATTCACTCCGTCCTGAATCAGCGACTGCTCGATGGTGCCGTCGTTGTAGCTGGTCGAAAGCACTGGATACAGGCGGGTATCGACGAAGGACGCGCTCAACGACTTCGGGAACACAGTCCCGGCTGCGACCGTGGCTGGCGAGAGGTTATAAGGCACGGCAAAACCTCCTGCCGTGCCTTATTGCCTTACCTTGCCTTGCCCGAGCCGTGCCGTGCCCAGCCACGCCCAGCCTAACCGCGCGTCGCCTCGCCATGCCCAGGCTGAGAATATTCTCCACCATAATTCACGCAACCTCAAGAGACGATAGTTCCCGGTTCGGACATCATGAGCGCCTGCGGCACCCGCCCGTTCGAGTTTTGCATCGCCGTCGCGTATTGCTGCTGCACCATGGAGGGGCTCACCACATTGCCCGCCAGGAACGAGGCTGCGTCCTGGCCCCCGATATTCAGCGACAACTGCATTCCGCCGCCCGGTGCGCTCAGGACGTGCGTCGGCTGGCCACCGTAAACCGGCAGATTGGACGAGTAAGTATAGGGGTTGCCGTACTGATAGGTGGCCTGCTGTTGAAGCATGCCGCCCGCTTCCACGAGCGATGCGCCGTGCGCTTGATCGAGGCCGGCTGGAAACTGATTCGCCTGCCCGGTTCCGGCTGCATAGACGCCGAGCATTTGACGCACTTGCGGCGAGCGCATCGCGACGCCCACGTTGCCGCCGAAGCTCTGCTGGGCGAGATTGGCGATCGCATCCGCGGTCGCGTTGTTGATATTGATGTGGTATAGCTGACTCGCCAGACGCTTGACTTTGTTGCGCGGCGATTCCACGCCCGCAAGCATTTCCCCCAATCCGATGCCGAGGCCTGCGGCTGCGCCGATGCCCGCGCCGAGCGCGGTGCCGAAACCCGGCAGAATCATCGTGCCGATGCCCGCGCCGATGCCCGCGCCGCCAAGCGTGGATTCGAGCATGCCGCCAGCCGTCCCTTGCCGCGTGCCGAAGATTCCAGCCATAGCCAGCGGCATTCCTGCCGCCATATATAGGGACGCCATGCCTTGCGAACTCGCCACGGACCCGAAGGTGGTGGTACCCGGCAGGTCCGCGCCTTGTCCTGCGGCGGTGCCGATTCCGAAAGACTGCTTGAGGTTAGCGATAGTCTTCGCCCAGTTCGCCGCCAGATTCACTCCGGCGCGCGTGGTTGCCGCCGCAGCGCCGCCGCCCGCGAATGGCGCGGTGCCGCCGGGACCGATGATGCCCGCCATCCCAAGCGAGGCAAGCGCCTGCTGCGCCTGCGCCGCCTGCGATGCAAAATCCGGCATACCGACAGCCGGGGGCGGGGGACCATATGCTCCTGGAACCCCGGGCGCATATGCTTCTGCAGGAGGCAAAGGGTATCCCGGCGCCATGAAAGCCGGAAAATCTGCACCAGCGATGGGGACGCTCACAGGACCCAAAGCGATGCGCGGCTCAGGTCCGGTTAATTGCGCCATCCGGTTCGCTTCACCCTGGCCGTCAAACCCTACTGTAGAACTGGCGCGCGCCGGCGTGTAGATATCCGGCGGCGCCATCGGCGCCCGCGGCGGCATCCCGCGCATCAGCAGCGTGGTTAGAATGCCGCCGCTACGGGCGATCTGCGCCTCGGGCTGTCCGTAGCCCGCCGCCTGGGTAGCGATCTGCCCCAGCTCCGTGCTGAAGATGTTCCGCGCCTCGCCCAACAACTCTTTCTTGAATATGTCGGCGATCGCCTTGCCGATGTCCTTCGACTTGCCGGTGAGCGCATCGAAGATTTGATCGAACAGGCTCTTGAAGTTGTCGAAAACGCGTTTCTGATCTTCGATGATGGCGTCGTTCGCTTTCTTCCAGCCCTGCAGCCGATAGACCTGTTCCTCGTCCATAGCCTTCTCGTTGATCACCTTCTGCTTGGCTAGCATCTCCTGCCGGCGATCCTCGATGGCCTGATCTACGTTCAACCCCGCTTTTACCCACTCATCGCGATGCGCGTTCAACGCCGCTTTCTGTTGATCAAATGTATCTTGCAGCCGTTGATACTCCAGCCGCTTTACAGTCTCAGCGGATTCGACGCGTAACTGCGTAATGCGGTCGATCCCGGCAACCTTTTTGCGAAGGTCCTGTTCATCCAGAGCTTCGATGTATGCGATCTGAGCGTCGTAGGAACCTTTGGTTTTCTGGATCTCATATTTGGCGCTCTCGTCGATCATGGTCTGTTGTTTCTTGAACCGTGCAGCCTCGATTTCCGCCGTTTTGCCCGACTCCAGCGCATCCTTAATCGCCTGTTGCTGCCCCGTGGTGAGGAACTTGATCTTGTCTTGCAGGTCGGCGAACAACTGCGTGTACTTGATCTCGACCGCTTCGACAGGCGAGGCCAGCGCCTTCAAGAGCGTCTGCTGCGCGGTGGTCGCCGTCTTTTGCACCTCGGCCAGCAGTTTCTGGAATAACTCCTCCTGCTTCTCTGGGTCGATGATGTTGCCCGCTGCAATTTTGTCCGGGTGAAAGATCTTGTTCAGCGCGTCGGTGAAGCCTTTGCCTTTGGCTACCAATTCGTCGAACTGCCCTTTGAGCCCGTCTACAAAAGTTTTTACCTGCGGCACTGTTTTGTAGAGGATGGTTCCGATTCCCGCGATGCCCCCTACCACCGTGAGAATTTCCGGCAGCAGCCCGATGAGGCCGGCGATAACGCCGATGAGTGGCGTGAAGATCGCCGCAAGCGCCGCGAAAGCGGTTGCCGCAGCGAGCACCGCCGCCCCGATAGCGCCCCATTTAACGATGGCGTCTTTCGTCGGTTCATCCAACGCTTCCAACGCCTTGATGAGGCCCCCGATCGGCGCCAGAACCTTCTCGATATCCCCGGCCAGTTTGGCGAACGCAGGTCCGAACCCCTCAGGACCGAATAGTTCCGCAAAGGCGCTCTCGGCGGCGTCGCCCAGGTTTTTGAACGCGAGCGAGGCGTCATCGAGCATTTTGCCGAACCCCGTCCTGCCCATGTTCTCGGTGAGCACGCGGATGGTCTGCATGGGTTCGAACAGTCCCTCTTTAATCGCCTGCTGCACGTCTCCCTTGGCAATCGGGATCTTGAGGGACTTTTCAAGTTCAGCTTGAAACGCTTTCATGACAGGCACGCCCTCGGCGGGCAGCTTGCGCATTATGTCCATCGCGCCGACGACATTCTTTTCCATGATTCGCCCGAAGAGCGTCACAATGCTGTTCACGTCCTCGATCGTGCCGCCCATCGCGGCCACCTGGTCGGTGATGGCGCGGATCACGGTCGGCACCTGTTTGGCGTTCATGCCGAATGCGAGCAACTCCCGCGCCGTCTCTTGCAGTTCCCTGAAGTGAAACGGGCTTTGCGCGGCGATGATGCGCACCTGCTCAATCACTTTGCGGGCCTCTTCCGCGCTTCCGGCAAACAGCGTGATGGCCTGCCGCGCGCGGCTGTACTCGCTTGCGGTCTGAATTACGCCCGCGAGCATGCGCGTCAACCCCAGGCCGGCCAGCGCCGTGGTCAGTTCGGCAAAGGCGCGCGTTGTCTGCTGAACCGATACCTGAACCGTCGAGAGCGCCTGCGTAGTCTGCTTGGAGCTCTTCTCGGCGGTCGGGCCGGTGCTCGCGATGGCCTGGTTCAGCGCGTTGACGTTCTGCTGCGCGCTGCTGCTGTTGAGGTCGACCTGGATGTAGATGTTGTTAGCGGCCATGCTGTTTCTTCATCAGGTCGCCCTGATAGCGGGCGCGCTCCTCGGAGAGAACGCGCAGCAACAAAAACTCCGGGTACGAAATCTCCTGGAGGCTAACCGTCACTCCCGCCCGCAGCGCGAAATCGAGGGTCAGCGTCTGCTGGATCAGTTGACCCTTGGGCGAAGCCAGATAGTCGTCGAGCAGCGTGGCGGGACATTCCTCGCAGCGCCCGCCGGTTCCCTCCTGCCACGCATACGGGCATTCGTCGGCGCCGGGGCAAAGCTCGTCGCGGCGCATCATGCGGTGCAGGATGAAGCGCGGCGACGGCGATTCCGGCCAGCCGCCGCCGGCTAAAAATTTCCCTCGCCATAGTTCGCCGACGCCTCGTTCTCTATCGCCTGGATGACCGCGCGGATCGCCACGTCCTTGTAGATGATCGGCACCGGCCCCTCGCGCCCTTCGACGCGCCCGCCGCACTTATCCCATAGCGCGGCGCTCGACTCCATGCTGGTGCGGATCTCCTGCACGTTGTTGGGGAGCGACATCAGCTTGTTGGTCTTTTGCAGCGCGCGGATCTCGTCCATGTTCGGAATGCGGACGGTGTGTTTGGCCTCGCCCGCCAGCGTCTCAAGCTGCACCTCCGCGTCGTCATCGCGCAACTCGACATTCATCACCGTGCAGCGGTTGATTTGTTTAATGAGGAACGAGGCCTCGCCCACCGTGAGCGCCGGCGCGCCGTCCATTTTAATGGACTCATATAGCTTGGCGTCGGCGTCGCCCGTTTCGAGATCGCTCTGACCTACGCCCCGGCCAAAATTGCGCTGAAACAGCTTGGTTCGCTTATGGTGCGCGCTCCACTCCTGATCGGAGGGCCAGCGGACGACGATATCCCGCTTGCCTTCTTTGGTGCGAAACCCGCCGATCGTTACCGTAAAGTCTGGCTCAAACATGGTTTATCCCATTCATCCGGCAGCACTTAGGGCACTCGCATACAATGGTATTGTTATGTACGGATTCAGATTTCTTGCTACCGGAAGCACCCAATGAAAGGCTGTTTGGGTTGTCTTGGCATTCTTTTGTTTTCGGCTATGTTGGTCACTGTTGGCACTTATATTTGGCGCGTAAGGAATCCCGCCGAGGCTGCGGATTATGATGCCCGTGAGGCGAAGATTGACCGGGAGAATGCCGCGCGACGGGCACGCCTGGCCCGCGACCCGCTTGCCGGCGACGAATTCAAGATGTGTAAACTGCTCGAAGACAACGTGCGGGACAGGCTCGTCGCTCCCTCCACGGCAGACTTCGAAAGCTGCGTCTGGCATCAGCCGATCACCTACAAAGGCAGCGGCGTTTATGACGGCGGCTTCTATGTCGATGCCCAGAACGGATTCGGCGCCAAGATCCGCAGCTATTGGACGGGAACAGTGACTGAAACCAAGGACAGTCCCGATCCCGCCGATAGGCACTTTACCTACAAGATCGATTCTCTGGAAGAGTTGCCGCATTAAAGCCCCAGAATGCCGTCCTGCGTCGTAGTCGCCGACATGGTGATGATAGGCGTCACGCCATCGGTCGGTTGCAGCGCCGTGACGCCGCACTGCACGGTCACGATGTTGTTGTCGTCTCCGTTCACGACCGATAGCATGCGCGTGCGCGGCAGACTGATCGAGAAACTGTGATAGGCGGTGCCGCTGATCAGCGGCCCCTGCACGCCGAACGTCGCCGGCCCTTCGACTCCGCTGATCAGGTTGTTGTACTCCTGAGAGCCCTTTTGCGCGCGGGCGACGAAGCTGAGCGTCATCTCGCGGATGCCGTATTCCATGCGCCCGCGCACAGCATAGCCGTTTTGGGTGCCGCTGCCTGGATACAGGCCGGTGTCGAGGCGCACGTTGTTGTTCCACCGCATTTCCAGGCTCATAAACGATTGCGACATCACGTAATCGATGCCGTTGATGTTGATCGAAGCGCCCGCCGCATTCAGAAAATGCTCCAGCGTCAGCGTCGGCAGCGGCGTCAGGCCGGGTGTCTGCACCCGTCCCGATCCCGGCAGCGTGCAGGCGACGCGGCAGTTGGCGCGCCCCGGCCCGCTCGACATGGTGAGCGTCCATTCGCCGACCACGCAGCCGATGAGCGCACGGTCGACAACCGAGTTCGGCTCGGCGCGGATCAATTCGTCCCAGGTGAAGCACGGCAAATTGATACAGTCCACGCTCGGATCATTCGGCACCGCGGCGTAGGTCAAGCCGGCGCCAGCCGTCCCCGTCTTGGTAGCTTTGCCGGTCGTGAAGCAGAACAGCCACGCGAGGAATTCGCTCGACACGTATTTTTCCAGCGCCACGCTGGCGTCCTGGTAGGACGGGAAGACCTGGCTCGGGAATTCATTCATCTTTCCGATGTCCAAGGCGTTGGTTTCGTTGACCGGATTGACCACGCTGAGCGCCGGATTGACCTTGGTCAGGCTCCACATCACGGTAAGCGGGTTGGCGGTCGCCACGTCGGTCTGCGGCGCGTAGCCGAACGCGATCTGCGTTTCCTGGATATTCGCAGGACAGGACGTGGTCGCCAGCGGCGTGGCTCCGCGCGGCGGCGGTGTGGCGAGCGGCTGCGGTAGCTGCGGTGCGGTGGGCGGTTGCGTCGGTTGCGTTGCCATGGTCTTTAAACCTCCTTATGGATACGGCCAGTCTCCTGTTTCAGCCGTCTCCGTCAAGATCACTCCGTAGTCGACGCCCTCGGTGTCGGTGCGCCGGCCAATATCCACTACCTCAGTGGGGTACACGCCCGCCATCAGCGGACAGTTGCGCCATACCATGCCGTCGCCGGGATTCGGCACGCCGGCCACGATGAGGTCTTCGAGCTCCATGTCGGATTCATCCGGCAGGGAGCGGCACAGAATTTCAATCGCGTGCGACCACTTGCTCATCTCGCCCTTGGTGAGCCGGGTCGAGATCCAGATCACCAAGATCTGCCCCGGCTGCATCTGGTACGTCCACTTGTCCACCGAATTCATGGTCGGGTTCGAATCGATATAGGGCACGATCGGATCAGTGGGCGCGAGGACGGCCACGAGTTCGGGCACGTTGCCCAAGGTCGTGGCCATCGCATTCACCAGGTCGGCTCGGCGGATCATGCGCGCGGCCCCATAGCCGACGGTCTGCGCTCTTGCGGGCCGATCGGAATCCATGCCCGCTGCACCCACTGGCCGTATTGCGCCTGCGTCTCGTCGAAGACCACCTTCGCGTCGGTGAGGGCGAACCCGATCATCTGGTCGTAGCTGTTGGCGCGGCGCGCGTGCAGCCGCGCGAGGCGCGTGGTGTTCTCGGCGCGGATCACGCCGTCCGCGGCTTTGCGCAGCGTGAAGTTTTTGACCAGCAGCCCGGTCATCGCGTTATCGCGGATAGACCGCTTGTGCAGCACGGCCTGCTTGATGATGGCGTAGCGAACCGAGAGCTTGGCCGCAGGCTGGCCGGCTGCGTCGATGCTCTTCGACCAGCGGTCCTTCTGCGCCGCGACCATCGCATCGCCGATGATCTTCAATTGCGGGTCGCTCAGGTTCGGACCGCGGACGCGCCCGCTCTTGACCGTCGTTTTCATGCTGTTCGCCATTGAATCAGGCCTCGCAAACGATGTATTCCATCAGCGCCGTCGCGCTGGATACGACTGCCGGCGCAGTCACGCCGGTATCGAAGCGGCCTTGCGCCATTTCTCCCGGCAGCAGCGTAATGAACGCCACGCCCGCCACATCGGGCAGGACGCTCAGGTTATTCGTCCCGTCCAGGTTTTTGATGGAAAAGCGCCCGAGCACGCCCCCAGCCAGCGCCCCGAGAGCAATGACGGCGGCGGTAGTGGTCACCGACTGGATTCCGCTCGATACGCCGCTTCCGGTTTGCTGGATCTTCGATGCGGCCATGGATACCGTCTTAGGGCTGGATGGAACCCCTGGCGCCGGCGGCGTGATGGCGTGGGTCAAAGAGAGGCTTTCCGTAATGTTAGGCGAAGGCATGATGAATCGTCTCCTTTCGATAGAGCTACAGCGTCGGTCCTGCTTCTTTCAGCACGATCACCGAATAGCCGGTGATCAAAGCCTCGACGCGTACTACCTGATAGGTCTTGCCGTTGCTTTGGACGGTATCCCGCGCCGCCGGCGCCGTCGGCAGATCGGCGTTCTGCACGTCCATATGGCTATAGCGCCCAGGCGAGACGTCTTCGTCTGACGCGCCCTCTTTCCAGAGCACTGAGATGGTGACGCCTTGGGCGATATCGCCCTGCGGCAGATAGACCACCTGCCGGCCAAAGGTCGCGATCTGCGCCGGCCAGAACATCCCAGGCAAATAGGAATTGATGAACGGATTCGACGTCGCCATCTCAACCTCGCTTTTGCCGCGCCCCCGAACCCCCAGTGCGCTGATGGCCCGAAGACGCGGCGTATTTCCGTCCTGGCACGACGGAAGCTAGAGCACCTTCGCCATGAACGACGCGTTCGGGCGGAAAGGCACCATGATCGGCGCGGATTGCAGCATCACGTAGCGCACCGCCGGGTCCGGTTGAATCCAGGACTTGACATAGTAAGGAACCGGCTGCAAGCCGATCTCTTCATCGCGGATGGCGCCGAAGGCCTGCACGCCTTCCAGCGCCGGCGAACACATGAGCACCGTGCCGGCAGGCAGGATCGGGACCTCGACGCCGGTGCCGGGGTCGACGTACCACCCGCTGTAGACCCAAATATTGAAACCTTCAAGCTGCCCCATCTGCACGCCGCCCTCGGTCACCTGAGCCATCGGCATCACGCTGGGCAAGTCGGTGTACTTACGGAAGACGTTCAACACGTTAGTCACGCCGGCGTCGGCGCGGAAGATCTTCCACACGTCGACCGTCATGATCACGTCACTCGGGAACACACCGGTGTCTTCCAGACAGATCTGCGCCCAGTCCTGCAGGTTATTCAGGATCGGCGGCGTGGCCGCGGACCATAGCGGATTCGCGGTGATCGTGTGAGTCGCGCTGCGCTGGAAATCCACCACCTGCGTCGGGTACTTATCGCCAGTGATGGTCGATTTGCCGGTCGCCAGCACCTCGCCGCACATGACCTCCAGGCGCCTGCGGAACATGTTCAGTTGGTCTTGCATGTCAAAAGCAATTAACGCTCTGATGCGATCCGCCGGCGTCATCGTGCCGCCGATTTGCTCTCCTGGCATGCGTTTCAACGGCCTATTCATATCGAAGACTCTTTTGTCCTTTATATAGGCCGGCGTGAACGTGTTGGTCACAAAGCCCTGGCTTGCGACCACCTGCCCCTCGACCAGCGGCGAGACAAACGGAGAAATCCTACGCTTGCCTTGAATCACGTCGAAATGGATTTGCTCAGAACTCTCAGCCTGAGTGATGCCGAAAAAGCGGTCCAAAAGGAACTGCGGGTTGCCCAACAGACTCTGGAGCACGGCTGTCAGCACGTCCGTACTAAAGACATCAGCCATGGTGGCTAGCCTCCGGTCGCACTGGGAAAGTTAATGTCTGCGGCCCGCCGTCTGTACCAGAGATTGGCGAGCCGCGCTTCGGAATGCGGTTAGTGCGTACCGGAAATGACCGGGTTCTTAGCCGGCTTAGGGTCGGCGGCGATTTCCTGCTGCTGCGCCGCGCTGATCGACTGTGCGGCTTGCTGGGCCAACTGTTGGCGCTCTGCGTCCTGCTTCTGCGCGAGATCGCTCATCTGCTGCGATTGCTCGGCTCTCAGCTTGTTAAGCTCCTCAGTCTGCTTGGCGACGAGTTCGTCGATCTGCTCCGCGGCGTTTTCCTCGGCCTGTTCGACCGGCGTCGGCTTGGATGTTCCGAACGCCGCCTGCGCCCAGGCTGGCTGCGCGCCGCGCGGCGGCGGCGGCGCTGGCGGGACAAAGCTCCCAGGCTGGAAGGCATGCATCGCTGCCTGGATGGCCTTGACCTCGTCGTCCGTCGCTTGCTTGGCGTCCTTGGCGGGGAGCGCCTGCGGCAGCGGCCCGCCCGTCGCCGGCAGCTTCATCATCGGCACCAGGAGCCCGCTGCGTTGCTGCACGGTGAGCACGTAGATGCCGAAATCCCAGAGTTGCGCCACGTCGAGAGCCGCGCCCTGCGAGGTGAAGGTCATGGCGGTATCGAGGAACCTTCCCTGCGAATACACCACGCCGGTGACTTGACCACCGGAGGTGTCGATGTCCTGCGCCAGGATGAAGCGCGCAGTGGCGCCGGTTACCACGGTCGTCAGCAGAGTGGCTTGCGTCACTGCCACGTTTTGCAGCGGGCCGCAAAGCACCGTGCCGCGCGGAAGAACCGAACCGACGGCGTTGAGCCCGCCGGCGATGTTCGCGCTCTGCGAGATCGTGTCATAGGCGTAGAGCGGATCGAACGTGTAAGTGTTCGAAATAAAACTCGCTTTCGAAATCGGGAAAGTCGGAAGTGCTCCCATTTAAGTTCTCCTTTCAATTCACGCGCGCGTGTTTACGCACGCGGTCTTGGGGGACAAAGGCCAGAACGCGCTGCACCTCGGCGGTGACCGAATCATCAGCTTGGTGATCGCCGGGTACGCCGATCCTGGGGTTCGATAGCGCGCTCATGCGCGCATCGAGCGCATTCGTTTTGGTCGCGACGGGCGCAGCCAAGAGGATCTTCTTGGCGGCGTCGACGCTGGTTTCCGTTTCCAGAGCAAGCGTCTGAGCCAACGTTTCGCGGCCCTTTGCTTCCTCGCAATTCAAAATTGCAGCGATTCGCTGCCGTTCTTCCACTGGCGTCATCTCGACACCTCCTCTCGGAATAGAGCTATCGTCGGGTTCCTGTTCGGTTCCTTCGGACTCATCACCGTCTTCGTCGCCGTCCTCATCACCGTCTTCGTCGTCATCTTCGTCCTGGCACTGGGTGTCGGGAGGACAATTCGCCGGGTCACTGTTCAAATTGGTTTCGTCGGTTTCGTCCTCCAACTCCTGCTCGTCGAAGGGATCTGCTACGGCTGGTACGACTGCTGCGCCGGCGACGCGCAGACCGGGCTTGTCGCGGATATCGCGCACGGGCGCGCCCAACCCGTCCGCGTTCTGAATCAGACCTTGCAGCGAACCGAGTGAATCCGCCATCCCGATATTCACGGCGGATTGGGCGCTCATGACCGCGCCGCGACCGAACTCGCGCTCAACGCGCTCTTCGGTGGT